CTTGTTGCTCAATCTTTGGTTCATAGCGAACCCATGTTGTACCACGGCCACCAAGAAAGCGATCATATACTGCACTTTCCATAGCATGTCTAAAGTCTGTGTAGTGTTCAATCTCAAAATCCATTGCTCTTTCTAAGATTGTAGATGCTACACGGCCTACTGGATCATTGTCTTTAAATCTACGAGATACGTCAGCTTTAGGCATACGAGAAAACGTAGCTGCCTTTAATGTTTGGACATTAGCCCATAACATATTGTAGCGTGACATAACAGAGTTTACTTGTCGTTCATCTCTGTACCTACGCAATATTCTATCTGTTCTACCTGACCACTTTGAGAACTCTTTGTCATATTGCGTGACAATGTTTAAGTAGACTTCTACGTTGGTCATTATGCAAATACCACAGTTGCTGATAATGTACCGCTAACTACGATATAGATACCTGCTGTTGTAGATACAGGGATTGGATACCATGTACCTGCTACGCCAGTAAATGTGTCAATAACTTTAGCTGTTGTTGTAGTAGTAGCACTATCATAAATAGTAACTGTGCCTACTGTTGATCCTGATACGAATATACCTAATAAACTAGCACCTACTGGTGATACGTTACCTGTTGCTGTTAATAGTTTATATCCACCTACGTTTTGTACTGTTCCTGCCATGTTAGATCCTTCCGACTTGTGTTTTAGGAGATGTTTCCCATAATTCGTTTAGTGTTACTTCCGTCTTGCCTACATGTAATCCTCTAGGCTTATCGTCTTTCTTCTCAATCTTAGCTTCCTCAGCCCAACATACAGCTAAATATCTAAATGCGTCAGCAGCATGAGATGTCCAATCATGTTTAGGTCTATCCTTGAATATCTTGCGATCCTCATCCCATTCACGTTGATATTGCTTTAGAGCTTCTAATCCGTCTAGGCAATTTTCTTTGTCTATCCATACCCTAGGAAACATTAACCTTGCTGCCTGTATGCCATCCATAATAGATAGATTGACAGTAATGGCCATGTTCTTCCATTCAAAGTGTGATGCTAACTGCTCTACGATAGATTTACCACCGGATGCCAAAGTCTTAGCTTTAGCGTCATGTGGTAGATAATGTCTGCCAAAGGTATAAGGTTTGGTAAGCACTTGCGCAGCATAGTGAGCTATTTCCTTACCACTTGAAGCATAATAGTCAATGACATGGACTTCCCCATGAATAACTTGATAGAACCATATAGCAGTATCATCACTATATCCTAGATCCCATACTGTGTGTACAGGGACTTCTTTATCATACTTAACTTTTGTGATTCTGTGTTCTTGTTCGGCTTGGTATAGTTCTCTACCCCATATTGCACCAGGTATAGCAGCATCAAAATCACATTCCATCTCTTGACGCCAAGCATCTTCGGTCATTTCTCTTTTTAGGGAGTCATACTCGCTAGGCAGAAGTATATTACTTTCTGATGCAGTAATCTTGAGTGCCAACCATTCGCTACTTGTGGTAGCCCTGTTATACACTTCCCAGAATTGATTGCGACCTTTAGGTGTGCCAATAATAATAGCTTTACCTTGTCTATCGGCTAACGCTGGACGTATAACGTAATTCATTACTGAAGGTTTCCAGTCACCATATTCGTCTGCAATAAGCATATCGAAAAAGAGACCACGCAAACTATCAGCATTGTCTGCTCCAAAAAGCTGTATTCTTGCACCGTTAGCAAAGTCTAATCGCATTTCAGACTCATTAATCGTAGTGCCTTTAATAACCCTTGTGAAATGTTTAAAGTAATCCCAACTGACTGCTTTTGCTTGACGGTAAAAAGGTGCTATATATCCACCTCTAAAATCTGTACGTTCAGTAGTAAGTGCTTCCCTTATAAGATGATTAACACATGCTACGGTTTTACCAGCTCTACGGTGTGCGACTACTACAGCCCATCTTTTACTATTATCGTGTAATGGAGTGAACGCATCTCTAGGCGTATATGGAACTACTATTTCTTCCATGTGTAAGTGACTTCACCACTATGTTCTGTGTTCTGGTCTATTTGTTGTGTGGCTTTACCTTCTAATCTATCACCAATCTCTTTGAGTGCTGATATATCGCCTGCCATTGCTTTTTCTATAAGAGCATGAGCTAATAAGTTTATGTTCTCACCTTGAGTAATAGCTTTTCTTACTGCGTCTGTCCATATCTTAGCTTTAGCAGCGTTAGTATTACCTTTAGGTGCGCCACCCTTATTTATATTTAATTCAACGTCTAAGTCTTTGTTTTCCATACACAAATAATCAGGGTAGCCTGACTCCTCGTAATTTATTAAATAGTTCTTTACTTTTTGTTTATTTATAGATAATATTAATTTGTAGTCGTTTTATATTCTTTAAACCCTAAAAGGATCAAATATGAAAATTTCTAACATGTATAGCACTAGAACTAACAGCAAGGTTGCTAATCAATTTATTATCAAAGGAGATAATGCAACATATTTTCAATCTTATAACTCTATTATAGTTAAAATAGAAGATGGAAAAACTTATCTTGATGAATATTATTGGAACTATTCAAGAACAACAAGTAAATATAGATCTTCATTCCTAATGGAAAATACCAAAGAAACAGAAAAAAAGATTAAAGAAGGATTATACATTCTTACTGATCTTAACGGATAATTATATGTTACCCAGCGAACTTAAATATCAGCATGAGTTACACAATCCTAATAGCTTTTTCTTTTCTAAAGATACTATGAAATTCTTTGGTGATACTATGAAAAACTATGGCGTAAGATCTGTAGGTGATTATTATGAGTTATATAGAAAAAAACCTGTAAATGGTAACTTAACTAATAGTCATTATTTTCACAAACAAACTTATGTCCAATCAACATCTTTATGATTGAGCAATTTATTATTGCAGTTACAGAACTAATTGCATTATGGCTTATACAGTCTAAAGATATTAAGTATAGAAAATATGCTTGTATCTTTGGGCTGATCGGCCAACCATTCTGGTTTTATTCTTCTTATATGGCCCACCAATGGGGAACATTTGTATTGTGTTTCTTTTTTACTGCTGCTTGGTGCAAAAGCCTATATACCGATTGGCTTACTTAACTAAACCTTCTAGCCATGCCCATTCAGGTAATAACCCTGCTTTTTGTTCTGCGTATTGAGTCATTCCTGGACTAGCTTGTTTATTTAACTGTCCTAAAGGCCCAAAGTTTACCCAAGAGTTTTGTCCTCTTGTTTCTGATGTTAATGCAGGTATGGCTTCTGGTGTAAATAATCTTCTGTGGGCTTGATAAGCATTTTCTTCACCGGCAGCTCTAAATCCTACTCCATGTTTAGCATGGCCCATAACATCATGTACAGCCCTGAATACATCATTAGCTAATACAGGTTGGCCATTCCATGATTCACCTATAGATTGTAGTAATGGATTTTCTGCTGATGCTGGATTAGCCCTAGTACCACCAAAACCACTTTCAGTAGGAAATACAGATACATGTTTATTAGTTACTATATCGTTAATTGCATTGCGTGGATTGCCATATATATCTTTTCCGTTTGGCATAAAATCAAATTTATATCCAGCTTTTTTTAATGCTTCGTATTGTTTCATAGTTTGATCTGTTAATGCTTCGTATGATTTTTTAACCATTGGATTACCTGGCTCATTTTTCATTAACTCAAAAGCATAAGCTAATCTTTTAGCACGTTCTGGATCAACTGCTGCATAAGCTGATTGTTCTGTATATGGTATACCCATATCAGCAGCGTGTTGTTTAGCTATATCTACTAATCTTTGATCTGTACCAAATTTTTCTAATTTACCGCCACCCATATTAATTAACTCTGGTAGGCCTTGTAATGTTTTACCTACATATTTGCTAGGTGCTAATACACCTGCTAACATAGGCAGTGCTTTTGCTCCACCTACTAATGCTGCTTTACCTATCCCCGTGCCTATAAGATCATCAGGTGATAAAGGTGGTGCTTCTAATGGTTGTTCTGGCTGAGCTAAACTTGGATATGCGTTACCTAATGGCGTGCCTTGTATAGCTGAAGGGCTTTCTTTAGCAAATAAACTAGCTAGTGTATCCCTTATGCTTGCCATATTTAATACTTTTTAGGATACCTGAGTTGCTTGTGGCATTTGTGTTGGTCTTGCTAATCCTACGCCAAATCTGTTTTGACCTTGTTGGTTCATAGCTATAGGGCCTTGTTGTGATGGTTGCATGTTGGGTATAGGCGGTTGCATGTTAAATGATGCGTTAGATTGTGGTTGTTCGTAGTTAGGCATAGTTGGTGTAGCATTACCGTATTGGCTTGGTGGTAACATAGCTGGCTGTGGCATACCTTGTGGCATACCTTGCATAGGTTGTCTAGGTGGCATAGGCTGTCTAGGCATTTGTGGGTTACTCATAGCATTACCCAACATAACATTTCTTGGTTGTGGCATTTGTTGTGGTGGTTGCATTGTATTAAAATTGTTTTCTGGTGAACCAATCATATTATTTACTCATTAGGGCTTGCGCTAGTTTATGGGGATCTTTCTTTACGCCTTCTGATGCCATTTTAGCTGCTGTTGCAACTGGAATACCTACACGCTTAGCCACTTTAGGATTGTGAGCTGCTGCTTCAAAAAGTTTATGTTGTTGTAGATTGTATGGCATTTTGATCTTTCAATAGTAATTTGGGTATATCTGTAGACTTTTTGGTTGTATCACCATCTCTAATACATTCAGGACAAGTTGGATAACCGGTATAGTCATAGACATCACCGCAATCCTGGCATACTGTAATTTTCACTTGGTTTCCTGAGTTATAGATATAAAAAAAGCCCACGTTTTAAGTAGGCTTATGCGGAACATATAGATACAATTATCCCACATCTGCGATTATACCAAAAATCAGTATGCTTGTGTAGATTATTTTAAGCATTTATACGTCTGCCGCCAATAGTCATAAGATTATCCATAGCAAGCTCTAGCTTAAATTCATAGGCAAATGGCTTCCTAGTTTTTAAAAAGCGTGTGTAGATAGCTTCCTGTTGTTCTTTTGGTAATGAATGAATGATACTGTCCATTGTATGTACATTTTTTAAGTCTTGAGCTGATACCATATCTTCAAAAGCATCTGCTGTAGATTCACCACCTGAACTAAATCCTACTGCTTTTTTAGGAAAGCCTAACTTATGACTATCATGTGCTTTCATGTATAAAGCCCAATCCTCGCATATACATAATAAACGATCCATACTAAGCATTTTTAACCTTTTCCTCTATAAGTCTAGCAAACCTTACCATGCGTTCTACGCTAACTGGCTCGTAACCTGTGGGAAATACTTTTTTGTATATAGCAATAATATCTTCTTGCGTCATGTTCCTATTTTAACTCCTTCGCCTACTATAGAACTACCATGAAATGAATCTTGATCTGGGTTAAATCTTAAATTATGTTTAGCGTCTTTTTCGTTATAAATTTGTGAGCCTTTTATTTGATCTTCTGTAAATCTTATTTCATGGCCAAATATAGATTGTAATGGATGCGGTTTAGGTTTGAGATAATATGTAATGTCATTATATTTGTATGATGATAAATGATCTTCGTTTCTAAGTCTAAACATTACCCATTTAATTCT